GACCGGGCCGCTACCGAGGGAGAGCGGGAGTGAGCGACCACAGCGTCACGCACACCAAGGAGACGCGCAACGTGGAGGGCAAGAAGCTCGTCCGCTACTACGGTCGGTGCTCTTGTGGCCGGCAGACCCATCTCCATTACTCCACCGCTGCGGCGGCAGAGTCGGCACTGCGACGGACGCATGTGCGCGATCTAGCGGAGGCGAAGTGACACCCGATGACGTTCCGCACCAGCTTGGCGAGATACTTGAGGGGGCTCTTAGACGAGCCGTTGACCCCAACAACCTCGAGCCTCCCGACGCCGAACCCTGGGTCGACCCCGCCGACTACGACGCCGAGTACGAAGGAACCCTCATCGACCTCGGAGGCAGCACTGTTGGCCGTGGTCTTGGAGACGATGAAGGAGATGCAGTCGGAGAACCTGCGGGAGATCCGTGGGATGGTGACGGATCTGATCCAGGGGAGGCCGATGGACGAGGCGACCCTGGCGGCGATGGCGGCGGCGGCACCCCAGCCGCCACCGAGCCGGATGGCCTACGACCCACCGGACTACGACAATCCGGGGACCGAGGATCTGCCGGGGGGGATCCAGGCGGTGTTCGAGAGGGAGCAGGGGGAGCAGGACGAGATGCGGCGATTGCGGACGGAATCCGAAATCTTGTCGCTGCAGTTGGAGGAGGCGAGGGCGAGGGCGGGAGTCCAGTTCCAGGGTCCAGGTTCCGAACCCTCCTGATCGACGGGCTGACCCGCGACCCTGCGCCGCCCGAGCAGGGGACGGTGCGCTGCCGGCTCTACAAGGTGAGCTCGCTGGCCAACGGTCAGGTGTCGCTGGTGTTCCACGTCGAGGAGTCCGACGCCGGCGCGGCGCTGGCCATGCACCACCTGCGGGGCCATCCCGTGCGCCTGGCGGTGGAGAGTGGCTGGGATGACTGACCAGCAGACCCTCGAGACGTGGGAGATGAAGATGCGCCGGCTGGCCGTGGAACTGAAAGCCATGTGCGAGACGCCGCCCCATGAGCGCCGGGGGAACCAGAGCCGGGCCATCACCCGCAAGCGGTATGAGATCGCCCGCCACATCGAGGAAGTGGACGAGTGATTACCGTGGGTTCGCTTTGCACGGGCATTGGCGGGACGCTGGCCGACGTGGCCTACGCCGACCTGTGGGGCAAGTACGCCGGCGCCATCGAGCGGTGGGCGCAGATCATGGGCGAGGACGCACCGCACCCGACCGACGACAACGGGCGGCTCAACCCCGACTTCGTGCGCTGGATGATGGGCTACGAGCCCGGCTGGGTGGACGGCATCTCGCGCACCGGCCAGCTCAAGGCACTCGGCAACGCCATCGTGCCGCTCCAGGCCGCTACCGCATGGGCGCACCTGCTCGGCCTGGACGTGACCGTCACCGAGAGAGAGAGTCTGATGCCCACGCCCAGGACGAGCGACACGAACGGGCCGGGCAGTCACGGCGTCGGTTGGGCCGGACCTGCGGACCGTTGTGGGACAGATGACTGATGGATCTTGACATCTACGAGGCCCTCGTCCGCCGGTCGCTTGAGCGGGGCGTGCCGTCGAACATCGTCGCCCAGGTGTTCGAGCTGCCGCCCGATGTCGTCAAGGAGATGCAGCGCGAGGTCCGGGTCGCCACCTACAACACAGCGGACCAGGCCGAATATCTGGACTACATCCAATGGGAGACGCTGCGGCGCACCGAGGAGATGATCCGCACCGGCTCTCCCGATCAGGTGGCCAGGATCGCCACCGCCGTGCTCGGCCGCCAGATCCAGGCGGCGGGCAAACGCCCGTCGTCCGCGCTCGAGGACCAGCGGGCCGAGCTCATGGAGGCGTTCCGGTCCATCCGTGAGGCACCCGCCATCGTCAGGTCGGCGGGTAGATTCGTCGCTGGGAACGTCGGCGTGGACCGCCAGGCGAACCGGGACGATGACGACGAGGACTGATGCCCAACCTTGACCTCTGGCCCTTGCTCGAGAAGCTCGAGATCCGCACCAAGGGCGGCAAGACCAAGCGCCTGCTCAAGTACGACCCCGACGACCCGCACGACTTCGCATGGGCCCAGCGGGAGTTCGTGGCCGAGGTCGAACGCCAATACAACGCCGGCCTGCCGGTGCGGATCATCGTGCTCAAGGGACGCCAGCTCGGGATCTCCACGGTCACCGAGGCCATCTTGTTCCTGTGGGCGTTCATCCACCCCGGCTCCTACAACCTTGTGCTGTCCCGTGAGAAGGACGACTCCAAGTACCTGTTCACCATGACCAAGCGGTACTGGACGCACGGCCCGTTCAAGGATCTGTTCGATCTCAAGTACGACACCAAGGAGGAGATGGTGTGGGACGTGCCTCTCGATTCCACCGTCCGCGTTGCCACCGCCACCAAGGATGAGGTAGGGCGTGGGATGACCATTCGGGCCACCCACTGTTCGGAGGTGGCCTTTTGGGGCGACACAGCCGACACCATCATTCCTGGTCTTGAGAACGCCATCCCGGCCGAGCACGGCACCATCTGGATCCATGAGTCGACCGCTCAGGGCGTCGGCGGCTACTTCCACGACGAGTGGATGAAGGCGACCGATCCCGAGGGCGGCAAGTCAGACTTCGTTCCCATGTTCTTCCCGTGGTTCTGCCACGACGAGTACGAGATCACCGAGCACAACATGACGTTCGAGGATCTGGACCGCGACGGCGAGTTCGGAGACGAGGTGGGCGTGCTCCGGTTCCTGCTCAACGAGGGGGTCGATCCCGAGCGGGTCATGGCCAAGATGGCCTGGCGCCGGCGCAAGATCCGCAACGCACCCAAGGGCCTTGACGGGTTCCATGAGGAGTACCCCTGCACGCCCGAGGAGGCGTTCTTGTCCACGGGGTCCAACGTCTTTCCCCTCCAACACCTCCGAGAGTGCTACAAGCCCAACGTCGGATCGTCCCGCGGCTACCTCTACAACAACCGGGGGGCCATCTCGTTCCATGAGACGGACGGCGGGCACTGGACCATCTACAAGCATCCGGGCAAGCGCCAGAAGTACGCGGTGGCCTGCGACCCCACCCGCACCATCGAAGGGGATCCGGCGTGCATCCAGGTGCTCAACCGGGCCACGATGGAGCAGGTGGCGGTGTGGCACGGCTCGGCAGTGGCCGCCCAGGTCGGTGAGATCGCACTGGCCGCGGCCTACTACTACAACGACGCCCTACTCAACACCGAGGTCCAGGGCGGCGGCCGGGACGCCATGCAGGTGTGGCGGGACGCCGGCTACACCCACATTTGGACTGACCGCCGGCCCGACAAGGTGCGGCGCTCGGGAGCGGTGCTCGGCTGGAACACCACCTACGACACGAAGCAGTGGCTCCTCTCCACGGTCCAGGCGTTCCTGACCCGCCATGAGGTGATCATCCACCACCCGGCCACCTACTACGAGATGACCCAATACACCGCCCTCGAGGACGGGACGTTCGGCCCGGCCCGGCGCTCGGGCCACGACGATTGCGTCATGGCCTTCGGGATCGCCCTGATGACAGCCTCAACCGAGTGGGCCACGCTGGGCATGAACGAGATCATGGGCATGGGCAACGGGGAACCGGACCTCGGGGTTCACCGGGTCGTGATCGAGAACGCCGGCAGGACGGCAGAGATCCCCGCGATGGTCAACCAAGACGCCGGCACTCCGGTCTACGCTCTGGCCAGCGAGATTGACGATTGGATGTGAATGGCCAAGTACCTCTACCACTGCCAGTTCTGCGGCCCCTTCGAGTCGTCCCACGCCGCTGACGTGCTCCAATGCCGCTGCGGCCGGCAGGCCAAGCGCCGGTTCGCGGTCCAGTTCAACCGCTCGTCGCTGCGGCCCACCGAGGCCAGGTGGGATCCCCAGGTCGGCGAGGTGGTCCGCAGTGAGCGCGAGTTCCAAGAGCTGCTCAAGGCGGGCGTCGACCGTAACAGCGCCGAGCTGAACATGGACTGCAAGGTCGAGACGGTCGACGCCCGGGACACCGAGGCGCTGGCCGAGCTCCACGGTCACTCCGTCGACCACCGGCTCGAGGTGGCCGAGCAGACCGCCAAGACCAAGCACGACCAGGAGGTCAAGGTCTGATGCAAAAGACCATCTACCTTCTCAACATCAACGACTACGAGCCCGAGATCACGGCGATCACCTACCCCCGGATCGAGGCTTACGCCGAGCGGATCGGGGCGCAGGTCTACCGGATCACCGAGCGCAAGTTCCATGAGTGGCCGGTCACCTACGAGAAGCTGCAGATCCATGAGCTTGCCCGCAAACACCGTGACGATTGGGCCATCTACATCGACTCCGACGCCCTGCTCCACCCTGAGCTGCCCGACGTGACCGATCTGGTGCCGAGGGATCACGTCGCCCACAACGCCAACGATTTCTCGCCCATCCGCTTCGCCGACAGCGACTACATGCGCCGGGACGGGCGCCACATCGGGGCGTGCAACTGGCTCACGATTGCATCCTCGCTCTGCTTCGACCTGTGGCGCCCGCTCGAGATGACGCCGGCCGAGGCCGAGAGCCAGATCCACCTCACCGTCCCCGAGGCGAAGATAATGAAGCCCGAGCACCTTGTCGATGACTATGCCCTGACGCAGAACATCGCCAGGTTCGGGCTCAAGTTCACGACGCTCCGTGAGATTTGGGCCGAGATGGGGAACCCCCACGCCGAGTTCTTCTTCCATGAGTACCTCATCCCGGCGGCCGACAAGCTGACGGGGATGAAGGCCACGCTCGAAAGGTGGGGTGTCTGATGCCAGGCGGCGCCGGCACACTCGTCCAGGTCACCCAGCCGCCGGGCTACGACTCGACGGACATGGTGGCCCGCTTGCAGAACATCTACACCCAGGCCAAGCAGGCCAAGGGCAACATGCTCAACGAGTGGAAGCGCAACTACCGGCTGACCATGAACCGCTCGTCGTCGGCCCTGCCGGCGGCGGCGGGCATCCGGGCCAACGAGGTGTTCCCGACCATCGACTCGCGGGTGGGATGGATGACCGACCAGGACATCTCCTGTTCGATCACGCCGGCGGCCGACCCGTTCAACCCGTACTTCACGGTGCTGGACGTGCAGGCCGAGCAGCTCGAGTGCCTGATCAACAGCGTCTACGTCACCGATCAGTGGTACGCCGAGGTCACCAAGATGCTGTGGAACGCCGCCATCTACGGGGCGGGGTTCCTCAAGGTCGGATGGGACCAGGGGCTCGAGAACGGGCTGGGCCAGGTGGTGCTCAAGTCCACCTCCCCGTGGTGCCTCTACATCGACCCGTTCGCCGAGACGCTCGAGGACGCGCAGTTCATCATCGAGGTCCACACGATGTCGGAGGGCGAGATCGAGAGGCGCTTCCCGTCCGCCTCGCTGGCCAAGATCCGCCGGGCGCTGACCGCCGGCGACACGTCCAAGGAACACGTCCCGCCGACCCAAGAGCAGAACGTGCCCAAGCAGGGCTACCTCATCCCCATCGACGCCGGCCAGGGGCCGACGACATGGGGCCCGCCCGGGGGAACCCAGCAGCCCTACTCCGAGTCGGTCTACCGGGCAGTCAACGTCTACGAGTGCTGGATCCAAGAGAACTGCATGGAGTGG